ATGCCTATTGACGACACCTCGCGGGTCTCGCTCGCGGACGGCCTGGCTGTGGTCGAACAGCTGCGCGAGCTGCACACGCGTTGCGTTCACAACGGCCAGATGCTGTTCGCAACGGTGTTCGGCATGACGTGTGATGCGCTCGCCGAAAGCCTCAGCAATGCCGATGACATGCTCGGCGACGAACCGGACGACGGCGGATGCTGACGGTCGACGCCATCGACCGCGTAGACCGCGCCATTCGCTTTCTCAAGCGCGCGGAATGGGCCGGGTGGGGCAAGGTACCGGAGTACCGCGCACCCGGTCCGCTGGTCCCCGAGCACACGCTACAGCAGCGCGAGCGACCGCCGCTTATCGAAGACGACTACGCACGCACCCAGGCGGCCAAAGCGGCCCGCCGCGCACGTGTGTACGTCGCGCAACAGCGCGCGCTCGACGCGCCTTTTGAGGCCATCGCCAAGGCCAAGGCAACGTCCGGGCAGGTAGAGGCGCAGGGGGTGTCCCGCGCGCGAAGCGCGCGGGACACCCTGGGGCTTGTCTCCTATGCAACAAGTGGGACGCAGACCCATGAAGAGGCACGGCGGCCGCCTCGCGAAAAGCTGCTCATCAACCGCAATGCGCAGCGCGTGAAGCGCATGCGGACCACGGTGGGCCATGCGGCTCGCCTGCTGCACTTCGACGCGCACAGCGAGCGCGACGCGCAGCGATGGAACAAGAAGTTCATCACGCTCACCTACGCCAACGGCGACGACTGGCGCCCTGGGCACTTCTCGAAGTTCCGCGATGCGCTTCGCCAGTGGTGCAAGCGCCGCAAGGTGAAATGCCGCTTCGTGTGGGTGGCTGAGCTGCAAATGCGCGGCGCGCTGCACTACCACGTTGTGGTGTGGCTGCCCAAGGGCGAGTTCCTTCCGTTCGCGGATACGCGTGGTTGGTGGCCGCATGGCAAGACCAACATCGTGACGGCGCAGTCGCCGATCTCCTACATCACCAAGTACGCGAGCAAAACCACGTCGGCCGAAGCCGGTGGTTATCCGCGTGGTGCACGCATGCACGGACACGGCGGCCTCGATGTCGAGTCTCGCCGGCATGTCCGCTACTGGATGGCTCCGATTTGGGTGCGTGATGCCCTGTCGGGCCGTGCCGACATTCGCAAGGTGGTCGGCGGCTACATGGACAAATTTACGGGCGAGTTCCTCGCTTCGCCTTGGCGCGTAAGTGTCGGCCCAGGTGGCGAGGTGTGGGCCTATCGAGTCGATCAACAGGAGACGGTGCAATGAAAATCCAAGTTCTCAAGCGTGCGGCTGAGCATGTGCAGGTCACGTTCGATGGCGTGACGCGCGACCGCGTCAAGCAGTGGTGCATGTACGAAATCGACGGCCTTCCCACGTCGTTTCAGGTGACTGTCGATCCCGGAAAGGAGTACGCCCCCGGCGAGTACATGCTTGCGCCGGAGTGCTACGGCGTTACGAACGGCCGCCTCACGCTCAGCCGTGTCGTGCTGATCCCCGTCGAACAGCCGAAGCCGCAGCAGCAGCCCACCAAGTCCGCTGCGGCGGCGTAAGGATTCGATGCCATGGCCCTGTGCGTGACTCTGAATCAAGACGGCACGTTGACCCCGACGGGTCAGCCGGTCGGCGAGTGCACGGGTTACGTGTTGGTCTCTGGCAGCGAGTACGGCGTCTACCAAGTTGTACAGGACGCCCTGGGGACGCCCACCCCGGAACAAGCCATGGGCTGGTTCTTCGGCGCGTGGGGCGCGGTGATGGTGTTTTACATCGCGTCGCGTGCGGCGGGAGCCGTAATCGCAATGTTCAAGTGAACAACCACCAACCCAACAAGGGAGAAAACGCAATGCGCAAGATCAACCTCAGCAAGATGAAGGCTGCCGCGATGGCTCTGCTGGGCGGCACCGCCCTGACCGGTAGCGCCGCGTTCGCCCAGGCGACCGGCAACGACTACAGCGGCATCCTGTCCGGTCTCAGCACCGCCACGGCCATCACCGCGATCATCTCGGCGGGCGCGCTGCTGGCCGGCGTCGGCTTCGCCAAGTGGGCGACGAAGAAGGTCGCTCGCTTCTTCGGCTGATGTTCGACAACCACGGCAGGTAACGACGGGCGGGGTGCACACCGCCCTTCGTTTTTTGGAGTCTCACACCATGCTTCTCGATCTGTTTTGCGGCTTCCTGGGTGCGTTGTGCGCGTGGGCGTGTGCAAAGGGGCTTGACGATGATTAGCGCTCTTCGTGTTCTATCGGCTGCACTGATTGTTCTGGCTCTTGCCGCCGTGTTGCCGACGCAAGCAATCGCACAGTCGACAGATTGCCCTCAGTCTGCGGTGGCGCAGGCGAAGTGTGAGCAACAGCGCCAGAGCCAGCTGCAGGCCGGCTACCAGGTCGTCACGGAATGTGTTCAGCGGCAAGTTGCTGGCCAGATGTATTGGCATTTCGAGTACTCAAACCAAGGCTGGCAGACGCCATTTGTTTACGACGGGCCATATACCTGCGCGGCCAGTGCATGTCCTTCGGGGGTTGCGCCACCTATCGGTACGCAATTTCAGTCGTGGAAGTCCAGCGGGCTGACTTGCTACAACGGTTGTTCCATGTCTCTTGCTATTGGTGGCGCGAACAATGGACAGATGGTCTATAGCGGCGATGCTTGTCCGGTTAACCCGAACAACACGGCGCCTGATCCTACGCCCCCGCCGCCGCCTTCCGAGGCGTGCCACGCCGATGGCACGTGCACGTGGTGCGAGAGCATCTCCGGCAAGTGCGTGACCGCCGGCAAGCCGCCTCAAACCGTTCCGCCTTCGTCTTCGTCGACCAGCGGACCGAACAACACCACGACGATGAACAGCACGACGAACAACAGCGGCACGACGTCGACCACCAACACCACGTCCACGACCACAAGCAATGGCACTTGGTCGAGTGACGGCGGCAGTGCCGGCGGCGGCACGGGTACCAGTGGCACGACTTCGGGCACCAGTACGACGACGGGAAGCAGCACGACGACACAGCCGGCTAGTAGCTCATCAACGCAAAGCAAGTGCACAAGCGGCGTGTGCGATGTCGGGCAGGCGGACGGCGACACGGGCGCCTTGTACTCGGCTGGCGTAGATACGCCTGGGAGCGTGTATGCAGATTTCAAATCTCGGGTGTCTACCTCCCCGCTCATCTCAGCGGCCACGGGCTTCTTCACCATCAACGCGTCCGGCTCGTGCCCGACCTGGCACATTCCCGGCAATGCGTACTGGGGCCAAGGCGGCTTTGATTTCACCTTTTTCTGCGACTCCGGCATTCTCGCGATTCTCGCGTTCGCCGGCTGGGTTGTTCTCGCTGTGGCTGCGTTCAGTGCGTTCCGCATTGCTCTCTACTAGCGCGGCGGCGCTCATGCTGTTGGTCGCACTGGCGGCTCTTACGCCGCACGTGGCACGCGCTCAATCCAGCGTGCCGGGCGTGACGTGCTCGATGCAGCAGGGCGTGTACGTGTGCACCGATGGCAGCACCGGATCAACGGGCCCGGTGTGCATCGTGGAGACCGCGACCGGCAAGCAGACCTGCCTGACCAATGGCGGGGGTAGTTCGTCCTCCCTGATCGGCCAGCTCGGAAAGGGTTTCGGCCAGGTCAAGGATCTGCCGGCGCAAGTGAGTGGCTCGGGCTGGCTGAGCAAGCTGACCGGATGGATTGCCAACGTGGTGCATACCTTCTTCGTCGCCATCGTGCAGGTGTTGAAGGATTTGGTGACCTATGTTTTCTCGGCGGTTCTCGATCTTGTTGCCGATGCCATCAGCTCGATTTCACCGCCGTCGTTCCTGACCAACTATTCCATGGGCGCAATGCTCGGCCAGGCCGGCCCCATCGTCGGCTTTTTCCTCGTGCAGCTACGCATCGGCGAAGGTCTCGCGCTGGTTGGCGCGGGCTACGCATTTCGCTTGCTGCGCAAGTTCCTCACTCTCTTCCAGTGGTGACCTATGCTCGTCTTTAACGAAGGCGTGCCGCGTTCCGGCAAAAGCTATGACTCGATCAAAGAGCATGTGCTGCCGGCATTGAAGCGTGGCCGCAAGGTGTATGCGCGCATCAATGGCCTGGACGATCCGGAGCGTCGCGGCAAGATCGCCGTCTATTTGGGCATCGATACGGAGCGCCTCGATGAGCTGCTTATTTTCGTGCCGACAGCTAAGGTCAAGCGGCTGTTTGTGGCCACCAAGGATCACGAATCCGAGGATGGCGAATGGAAGATTGCGCCTGAGCTGAAAGACGCCTTGTTCGTGATCGATGAATGCCACGAGTTTTACGTGGCATCGCGTGAGCCCATTCATCCCGCTATCGAACAGTTCTTTGCCCTCTGTGGCCAGAACGGCATGGACGGCGTGTTGATGTCGCAGTGGTATCGGCGCCTGCACTCAGCCGTGCGTGCTCGCCTGGAGCGCAAGAACGTCTTTCAGAAGTTGACGGCCGTTGGCCTGCAGAAACGCTATCTGGTGACGCGCTACCACGCAGTTTCACCCGATCGCTACGAGAAGGTCGGCGCCCACACGCTGGCCTATGACCCAGAAATTTTCCCGCTGTACAAGGGCTACGCGGACGGTGCGGAAAACACTGAGGTCTACACCGCCGGCGGTCGGACGGTGTGGCACAAGATCGGCATGCTGGCGTTCGCGGTGGTGCCTGCCGTGGGCGTTGCGCTGTGGGTGTTCCTGCATTTCTTCGGCGGTGATTCTGGCCTGGCCAAGGAGACGACCGGTAAGTCACGCCTGGGGCCGGCTCCGACGACGGTAGGGGTGCAGGCTGGCCAGCCCATGCCACCGCCTTCCGCGGAGAAGTCGGCGCCCGTGAAGCCGGCCGCCTCGCCGAACAGCCTGCATCCATCGTATGACACCAAGGGCATGCCGCCGGAGGTGGGTTACCTCTTTAACATGTCCGCCCAGGCGCGCCCGCGCCTCGCCGCCATAGCGCACGTCGAGGGCGGGAAGGATTGGGGCGTGATCGAGTGGCGGGAGGATCAGGGGCACGTCTTGGAGCGCCTGAGCCTCGATCAGGTGCGGGAGCTGGGTGTGGTCGCGGAGGTGCACGGGTACGGCGTGAAGCTGCGTTACGGGCCGCAGGTAATCGTGGTGACCGCGTGGCCGGTGGACATGCCCGGCACCTCTGCGGAGGCCAACCAGGCGCAGGCAGCGCAGGACCGTCGCCAAGGTAGCTACGTGACGGTCGCCGCCCCCGGCAGGGGCGACGGCGCTGGCGCGTCTAGTGGGTGGAAAGAGAACCGACTATCCTGGGCATACACCCCGCCTGAACAAGTGAAGGGGCCGGGGGCGTCGGATTGGAGACCGGGGCGCTGATTGCCTGCCATAAAAGATTCGAATATGCAATAACGCATAAATCGCGCCATTCATGGAACGTTCATTTTATGGTTAGCTTTCGTTCATTGCTGGCCCGCATCCGCGAGATTTGGGCCATGCGCAGCACCCGGGCATACGCCGCATGGATGGATCGCGACTTCCACCGTTGGCGGCAGAGCCGCAACCGGCCGTAGGGGTGTAGGGGCAAAGCCCCTACGGATACGCCTTTGATCTAGGACTACAGCGAAGACCAGGACCTGCGCGGCCGTGTGTCGTGCATGGGTTCATCGGTTCCCATGGCCACCTCGCCAACCCCGCTTTTGAACCCCTCCGAGATCCTGAGTGGGTTCGTTTTGCGCACATGACCTCTCGTAAACCGCATAGTGACGCGGGTTTCCGGCGATCACCGATCGAGGCCGGGGACGCTGCTACGCTTTACCCCAAGGAGCCAGGGGAAAGGAAATGCGACTCAAGGACGCGCTGTACTACAGCATCGCCGTGCTTTTGTTTCTCGCCACGGTGCCGATATACCGGTACATCATCGGGCACGCTCGCGCGGATGTTGCCCGTGAGGAAGCGATGGCTCACCAGCCACCGCCGAAGCCAGCGGCTCAACCGCTGCCCGACTTCACGCACGAGATCTGCTGGACAAAGCGGGTACGCGGCACGTGCGCCTATCTGTCGGAGGCGGAGGAAGCCTTGGCCAACGGCAAGGCAAGGTGCATGGGTGGGCTGGTTATGGTGGTCCGCAAGCAGGGCGAGACTACCGTGGTCGAGGAATGGCCGCGACGCACACAGTGCTATTTCTGACCATGGTGGCAGCGTCCATGCACTGCGGTCCTGTTCGTGCTCGTTGGACTGATAGATGCACACGTGGGATGACGCTGCGCGGCTGTGGCTGGTTGAGAAAAAGCACAAGGCCGACATTGATCGCGATACGCAAAAGCTGGAATGGCTCAAGCCTTACTTCGGTGGTAAGCCATTGGCTCAGATTGACCGAGAAGCCGTGATGGCTGTTGCCTGGGAAAAAGCTAAGGCAACGTCACCGGCAACTGCGAATCGCCTACTTGCCTTGATTCGCGCCATTTTCCGGCGCGCGTGCCGTGTGTGGGAGTGGATCGACCGCATGCCCTTCGTGGAGCTGTTCCCGGAATCTGAGGGGCGGGTGCGGTGGATCACTCCCGACCAGGCGCGCGCACTGTTTAACGAGCTTCCACCTCACCAACTGGACATGGTGCTTTTTGCTCTTGCGACAGGGCTGCGCCAAGGCAACGTGCTTCGCCTGGAATGGTCGCAGGTGGACATGCGCCGCAAGCTGGCCTGGATTCACAAGGACCAGGCGAAGGGTCGACGTTCATTCTCTGTCCCATTGAATGAGACGGCGATGGCTACACTTAACCGTTGCAAAGGGAAGCACCCTAGCAGGGTGTTTACATATCGAGGCCGTCCTATCGCGTGGGCCAACACGAAAGCGTGGCGCCAGGCCCTTAGACGCGCAGGAATTCAGAACTTTCGATGGCATGACCTACGACACACGTGGGCTAGTTGGCATGTGCAACATGGAACGCCCCTGTATGTTGTGCAGGATCTGGGCGCCTGGCGTAGTGAGGCTATGGTTCGCCGGTACGCTCACCTTGCGCCGTCTCAGTACGCGGAGCATGCTTCGGCCATAGATCGGGCGTTCGGCCATAAAAGATTCCGATAAATCAGTATCTTGCATTGATTTTCGAAGGTTTGGCTATACTTTTAGGTTGAATGGAGATAGCCCGTGATCGAGCGGCAGTACGCAAACGCCCTACTTGCAAAGCACTGGTCTGGCAGAACCCTGCCGATAGACCCGGCTGCAATTGCGTCATCGGAAGGCGTCGGGGTCACACCATTCGGTTTTGACGAACTAGCCGCAGCGAGCGGTTGGTATCGGCTTGTCGACGGTCGACCTGTTATCTTCTACAACCCGACTGAAGCACCTACCCGGCAACGATTCACGATTGCACATGAGCTAGGGCACCACGCTATGGCTCACGGCCCTCGTCCTCGTGACGGAGCTGCTGCGTTCAATCTAATGAACTACGATCCGATTGAGGCCTCTGCGAATCGTTTCGCGGCAGAGTTGCTAATGCCTGAAGCCACGCTACGCCTCATGGTGGCGGACAGGAATTACGCTTCAATCCAAAGCTTAGCGTCTGCATTCAACGTTTCCGAAGTCGCGATGACTTATCGCCTTAAGAATCTCGGGATTGTCGAGTAATGAGCGATCAAAATCCGCCGACCGGAGACTCGAATCCCGGCGGACAGGTACCGCCTGACGCCGCCTCTGACCAGCCAAGCCCGTTGCCGGAGCTTGGCTCTTTTGACTTAGCTGGTGGCAAGCTGCGCCCTGTCGAAGAGCAAAATCTCAATGCTCTTCTGGCGTGGGATTCGCACCGACAGAAGATGCAATGGTGGGCTTTCCTGGGCCTTGGAATCGTGTGCTTAGTTTTCCTTCTTTTTCTAATGGCGATCATGTACGACATGATTACCGACAAGGAAGCTCTGGCCGTTGTTATCCATGCTGCCGATTGGCACATACTTACTTTTCTAGGGATTGCATTGATCGTTTTCGCTTCAGTCCCGCTCTCGATAGCGCTCGCAATTCTTAGGATGGTGAGTCAAGGCGGACCAACTGAAAATAAAGAATCGAAGGACGATCCGGCTCTTACTACACCGCAGCTAGAGCTAGTCAAGATGGTCATCGTTGAAGTAACCAAGGCCCTTAAAGGGTCATAGAATTTTGAGGCACGATATGGCTTGGTATAAGTACTCGCAGTTTCTTCAAGTTAGCGCGAGCAATGAGTACGACAAAGCCTATTCGCCTGGGCAGCTAGTGCCCTTCTCCGGGATCTATCGATGCGAAGGGTGCGGCAGGGAAATTGCCTGCAATCAGGGCCAGCCGTTCCCTCCGCAAAATCATCACCAACATCCGGGGACTCTTCTCACAGGCATTAAGCCAATTACATGGCGACTGATAGTTTTCGCCGACGGGACGCCCAAGGATTAA